CAATGCTGGTGGTGAGTTGATCAAGGTGATGCCACCACTGAAGGACGAGGCTGAGCCTAGACGCATATCGATTGGTGAAGGCTACGGTATGTGGACATGCAACGATGTCAATGACTTCACATGGAAAGATGTTGACTATCAATACTACATTGACGCTGCTGAAAAGCTGGTGATACAATAGGTCTAGCGACCTGAAGAATGCAGGAAGCTGACCCCTGTTAAATTGGTCAGCAACAAACCAAAGGAAACTCAAATGAGTGACAAGTTGAAAATCAAAGCTACAGTTTACTGGGCTTCTCTGAATCGTAAGAATGAAATGGCTGATGCTTACACAGTTGATCTGTGTAACTTGTCTGACAAAGCAGTGGCTGCACTGGAAGACATGGGCATCTCTGTACAAGAGAATGCAGAGAAGAAGCCTGAGCAGGGTAAGTACATCACCTGTAAGAGCCAGCGTCCCATCAAAGCTTTTGATTCTGACAACGATGAGATTGTCGAAGACATTGGCAACGGCAGCAAAGCTATCTGTATGATTGGTAGCTACGCATGGACATACAAGAATAAGAAAGGTATCAGCCCTTCATTGGCTAAGCTGGTCGTCACCGACTTGGTTGCCTATGCTGGTGGTGGTGACATCTCTGCTGACGACGAAGACGTGTTGTAAATGAAGGCATTGCTCGACAGCGATCTATACGCTTTCAGGGCATCAGCAGCATGTGAGAATGAAGATGTTGAACAAGCTTGTCGATCCGTTGACAGTCTCATCATCAACACTCTCATGTGCGGTGTAGACAAATGTGGCTATGTAGATCGGTGGCAACTCTACCTAACGGGTAAGAACAACTTCAGATACAACATAGCTGTGACAGCGCCTTACAAGGGCAACAGAGTGGACAAGGTTAAGCCTAAGCATTTAGCTGCGGTGAGACAACACTTGGTTGATCATTGGGGCGCTGTTGTCTATGATGGTATCGAAGCAGACGATGCCATTGCTACAGATGCAACAACTCTCGGTGACGAGGGTGTCATTGTTTCCTTAGACAAAGACTTAGATCAGGTGGCAGGATGGCATTACAACTTCATCAAGAAGACTGCCTACTACATCACACCTGAAGAAGCTGTACACAACCTGTACATGCAGATCTTGACAGGGGACAATGCAGACAACATCATTGGCTTAAAAGGTATTGGACCAGTGAAAGCTGAGAAGATATTGGAAGGTGCTGTTGATGAATGTGAGATGTATCAACGATGTGTTGAAGCCTATGATGGTGTTGAAGAACGTGTCATAGAGAATGCACATCTACTTTTTCTACGCAGACATGAAGGTCAAATATGGAAGCCACCAACCGTAACAAATTGAAACCGAATGATGTAGCTCTTGTGCTGCGTCCCCACTACAAAGAAGGTGAATCTTGGGATGGTAATTTCCAAGTGATGATTAGTGGTGTTGGTCCTGTCACTATGAGTGAAGAAGACTTTGCTAGTCTCGTTCACATTGCTATGGTGATTGCAACATCTGTTCAACTCATTGATGAAGACCCTGCATTGGCTGATCGGTTCCTTGCCAAAGTGAAGGAGCGATACAACCAGTCTGCCTTTGAAGAACTTGAGGATGTCAAGGATGCAGAGTTTGTGTTGTCTAAGTATACGAAGACGATTGGGGGTGTGCAATGAGTGACAAGAGTTGTTGGACTTGTTTCAATGACAACGCCAATGTCAATGAAGAACCATGTATGTCGTGTGTCAGATACAGTAATTGGGTTCCTATGGATGTGTTCAAAAACATTGACAACCACGGTGAAGCTATGGTGAAGCGAGTCATTCCTCCACCACAGTATGACCCGAAAGATGTAGCGTTCAATGCATTGGATGTGCAGATTGCTGGTAGTCATTACAAGAAGCATGGTATTCAACCTGTTGAGTATATCCACACCAACAAGATTGGCTACTTCGAAGGCAACGTCATCAAGTATGTAACTCGTTGGCGCGACAAAGGTGGCATTGCTGACCTTGAGAAAGCAAAGCACTACATCGATCTGCTGATTGAACTTGAAGGAAAGAACAATGGCTAAGATTACACTGACCCTTGTAGCCGAGGTAGACAACTCAGAACTTGACAGCGTCTACACCAATGAAGACTTGCTTGTTGAAGACTTGAAAGAGCATGTTGTGTACGCATTGTCTCGACTGAACATCGAAGACGTATGCTTTAGAAATGTAGATGTGGAAGGACTCACATGAAGTTGACAATTACTGATGCTGAGAATGGCTTTGTTGTAGCGGTGCAGGATACCGAAGACAGCATATATTACTTCGTTGCTCTCGACGTTGATGATGTGTGTGGTATTGTTCAGAACATCTTAGTTGAACCGAAGGATGTACTCGACATGACCAACATAGCGTTTGAGGCAGTGCCTAGTGACCGTTAAAGAACGCAATGGTGGTGAGTGGACAGAGGCACGATTCAGAAGTTTCGTGACCTCTGCTTTACGTGCTGCGTCAAGGCGTTGGCCTCCTAAGTACAAGGCTTTGAAGGAAGCTTTCGTAGGTAGGAAGGTGAATGCTAAGACGGGTAAGCTGGCAATGCATTACAAGTGCGCTGAATGCAAACAACTCTTTGTTGCTACAGACGTACAGGTCGATCACATCAAGCCCGTTGTAGACCCTAAGAAGGGCTTCACTACATGGGACAACTTCATTGAGCGTATGTTCTGTGAGATGAAGAATCTTCAAGTGATGTGTAAGCCTTGTCATAAAATCAAAACTGATCAAGAGAAACTTGAAAGGAAAAGGAAATGAGCTTCCTAAAATATCAACACCTTGAACGCTACGGTAACACCGAAGTGGAAGGCATTGAAGTGGGTACATGCTACGTGTTCCCTAAGCAGGACGGTACTAACGGTAGTGTCTGGTATGAACATGGTACGTTGCGGTGTGGAAGTCGTAACCGTGAGTTGTCACCTGACAACGACAACGCTGGTTTCATGAACGCTATGATGGTTGATAAAGCCGTCATTAGCTTTCTGTACAACGAACCTGATCTTGTCCTCTACGGTGAATGGCTTGTGCCGCACACACTGAAGACCTACAATGATGATGCATGGCGCAAGTTCTATGTGTTCGATGTGTTTGATCGCAAGAAAGAACGGCTGCTTAGCTATGACGAATACTCTGAAGGACTCGTTACTGCTGGCATCAACGTCATCGCTCCCATTGCCATCATCAAGAACGGTAGCATCGACCACTTCACTGAGTGTCTGAGTAAGGCACACTACTTGGTGAAGGACGGTGAAGGCGCTGGCGAGGGTGTTGTCATCAAGAACTATGACTACACGAACAAGTATGGTCGTCAGACTTGGGCCAAGATTGTCACCAACGAATTCAAAGCCAAGCATCACATTGCTATGGGTGCGCCTGTTGTTGGTGGTGAAATCGTTGAAGAGAAGATTGCTGCTAAGTATGTGACGCAAGCTTTGGTTGACAAGGTGGAAGCAAAGATTGTCAACGAGATGGGTGGATGGTCATCGAAGTATATCCCTCGACTCATTCACACTGTATACTATGACTTGGTCACTGAAGAGACTTGGAACTTTGTCAAAGAGTTTAAGAATCCGAAGGTGGACTTCAAAGTGTTGTCGCACTATGTGACAGTGAAGATTAAAGAACTGAAGAAGGAGTTGTTCTAATGAAAATCGAACTTGAAAACTACAAAGAAAACGAAGACGGTTCTGCCGACTTCAACGTCTACCTAGACGAAGCAGCTAAAGAGTTTCTGTTACGCTATGCTCTCATTGCATGCATCACCGATGCCATTGAAGCTGGTAAAGCAGCTACACCAACAACAGAGGAAACAGAATGAACATCGACACCTACCAAACAGAAGCAATGAAGCTTCGCCTACCCACAGCAGATCGCTTTTATGCCCTGCTCAACCTAGCCGCTGAAGCTGGTGAAGTGGCAGGGAAGGCTGCTAAGCTGCGCCGAGATGGGGGCGATGTTGAGCAATACAACACTGCCATCAAGAAAGAACTTGGTGATGTGATGTGGCAGGTTGCTGCTGTTGCTGAAGACCACGGCTTCACAATGTCC